AGAAGCGAACGCTACATCGCGAAAATATCGTCATCGCTCGTGCGCGCGTAGTCGATTTCGCGCGGGCGAAGCGGGCGCCCCGCGCTGCGGGCTGCGGCGTCGCCGCTGGCGGCGCCGCCGACGTCCACGCGGCGCGCGGCGGCTTCGGATCGCGTGGCGCGTGTGCGCGCGGTGGAGAGCACCGAATTCGTCCATTCGCCGATCACGCGGCGCGCGACCGAGGGCAGAATTTGCCGCGCGCGGCCGGAGAGCAGCGACGCGACTTGTTGCTGCTCGGCAGCGCCGAATCGCCAGCCGCCCAGCGATTCGCCCACTTGCGAGGAAAGCTGCGCGTCGGCGGCGAGCAATTTGCCGACTTCGCCGAAAATATCTTCGCCGATGCGCTTGGCCGCGCCTTCGGCCACGCCTTCCGGCAACACTTGCTCGAGCGTGCGCGTGATCGCGCCGCGCACGTCGCGCGCGACGGCTTCGTTGGTGGAAGCCTCGAACGCGCGATAAGATTCCGCGGGAAATGCGGATGATGCCGGTTGAGAATTCGCCGCGTTTGGAGCGGCGTTCTGAGCGTCCCGGTCCGCGCGGAGCGCATTGCTTCGATCGTCTGCGCGGAGCGCGGTCCGTGAATCGTTCTGGCCCTGGTCGTTTCCTCGAGGCGTGTTGCTCCGTCCGTCGTTGTCAACAAGGGCCGGGGTGGGCCCGTGCGCAGTTGCCTCGCGCGCGCCGCTCGCGCCAAGAAGTCGCGCGGCTTCATCGAACATGGCGCGAAACGCCGCGGGATCGCTGGCGAAAAGCGATTGCGCGAGCGCGGTGCGCGATGCGGCATCGCCGGAATAAAATCCTGCGTCGAATTCGGCGAGCGAGCCGAGCGGCAAGTTGCGCGCGGCGTTCGCGTCGCGCTGTTGCTGCGATTGCTGCGCGTCTTTATCCTCGCGCGCGAGGCGCTGATCGTTCTTGCCCTCGCGCGTAGCGTGTTGCCCTTCCCTATTGTCATCTATGGCGCTCTGCGGCGCGTCCTGGCGATCGGAGTGGCGGCCGCGCGCAGGGCGATCATCAAGATCGCCCATAGCATCGAGCCCCTCGAAATCGGAATCGGCGTCAGGTGCGTTCGCCGAGTCGGGTGCCTCGTAGCCACCGTTCGTCGATGTCGATTCCGGTTCGATCCCCAGAATCGCTTCGTCGGAAAGTTGCGTTGATTCGACCGGCGGTGTCGCTTGCATTGTCGGCGTCATCGAATTGACCTCACATTATCGGGTTTTCGTCGCACGCGCGGCTGCGGGAGCCGCGGCGGCGTTGGCGGCTGCGGCGACCTGCTGTTGCTGCACAAGCGAACGCTCGTGGGCGGCGGCGTGGGCGCGGACGTTGGCGAAGCCGAGCGGATTCTCCATGCGCGCGGCTTGACCGGTTTCCGTCGAGGCCCAGCGGCGGATTTCCTCGAGTTCCGTCGCGTGATCGTCGAGCAGATCGTCGACCGGAACGGATGGCAAAATGATTTCGCCGGCGATGATTGTGCCATCGCCCGCGCCTGCGATTGCGGCGGAAGAAGGCAGCGCGGCGTCGCCGTTCCTGGGAGCGCCATTCGCCTGACTGGCGTTTGGCGCGTTGTTATCCGGCGGCGAACGACGGGCGGAGGCAAGCTCCGCCCCTACGGGTGATGCGGGGGCATCGCGCGGGCCGGGCTGCGGCGGCAGCTTTGTCCTCACGGGCACGATCAGCGGCGCGGAGGTTAGCAGCTGCTGGATTTCGCGCATCTGTTTCACGCGGGCGTCTTCGCCGGGGACCACTAGCTCGGACAGGCCGAGGCAGCTTTTGATGTAGCCGATGTTCGCGGGATCGGTGAGTGCGCGTTGCACCAGCGGATCGTTTGTGGCCATCAATTGCTGAATCGCGGCGCGTTGCTGCGATTTTTGGCGCGGGAAGGCTTCGTCGCTTTCGGGATGCGCGAAAATGTTGCCTTTCAAATCGGCCAGGCGAATCCAGCGCGAGCGGAAGATGCCGTCTTCGCCGAGCAGCGGAATTTCCACGTCGTCGGGGCGATTCTTGCGGAAGCAATCGACGCCGAGCAGCATCACGTCGGAATAAAATTGTTTCAAGCGCCGCCACACCAATCCCAAGCGGCCGAGCGCTTGATCGCGCGCCATGGCGTAACCGGTGGCGGTCTTTTGCGATTCCATTTCGCCGCCGAAGACGGCGGGAAAAAGCCCCGATAAAAATTGCGGGATCGGGCCCATCAATTCTTCCTGATGACGCAGCATGTCGGGCGGCACTTGCGCCGGCGCGGGCTGGAAAAAACTCGCGGAGAGCGGCTGGCCCGGGCGCGCGCGCGCGGGATAGTGCGCGGCGGGCTCGGCAGTCTGCTGCTGCAGCGCGTCGAAATCGATCACTTGCGGATCGGCGTAAATCGGCGGAATGCCGTACTCGTAAGTTTCCGCCTGAATGTTGGAGAGCGTGTTGTAGCGCTCCTGAATTTCCACAAGCGAACTGCCGACAGCGGGGCGATTCTGTCCGTCGCCGGGAAGAGCGTGCAGGACGCGCCAGCGATCGTCCATGGTTTCGCTGCGCGATTCGCAGTAAGTGTCGCCGGCGAACGCGGCGTAGCAGCCATCGGGGAAAAGTTGCAACAGCGCTTCGCGCACCGCGGCGTCTTCAATCGCATGAAAGGCCCACGGGCGAATCCAGGTGCGCGCAAATGTCACCAGATTTACGAGCGCGTCGCCGGGCAACGTGGTGGGCATGCCTTGCGCGATGGAAACGCGCGAGGCGCGGGCGTAAACGTCGTCGGCCTCCGCGGGGCCGCCCATTTCGATTTTGTCGGCGGCGTGCGGATACGCGGCCTTCAATTTCGCGCGATGCACTTCCATCTGCCATTGAAGATAGGGGAATTCGTGCATCTCGTTGGCCCACACGGGCGTATTCAGCTCGAGGCCGCCGACGATGGAGATCACTTCTTGTCCATTCGGCACGCGGCGCGTTCCCACGATGCGCGGCACGCACACTTTCTCCGCAGGCCGCAAATCGTCGGGCGTGAGCGCGGCGCCGCAATTCGCGCACGACGGACGAACAGACGGATCTACCACAGAGGGCGCAGAGGACACGGAGGAAGGCGGGAAAATTCGGGTGCCGAGTTCAGGTGTCCCGGTTTGTTCTGCATTCCTCTGCGCTCTCAGTGAACTCTGTGTTGAAACGTTTGTCTCTGAGTTCCCTGCTGCTGAAGCCGCTTGATTGGAATCCGCCGCCGCAGCGGCCGGGGTTTCCGTGCCGCATTCGGGGCACACGTAATAATCGGGACCGAGCGCGATTTCGATAGGCTCGATATTCGGTTCATCGTGCCAACCGAAACGCTGCGCGTCGGCAACGTAGCGCACGTAGCCGCCGACTTTGCCGTCGGTCCACAGAAAGAAGGCGAGCGCGGTGAGCAATCGCTCGACGTGATTGTTGCGCTCGACAAGATCGGCGACTTCGCTGGCCACGCGCGCGGCGGACAAATCGAGAAGCGATTGCGCCGACTGCGGATAAAAGCGCGTGGTCGGAACGTCCTGACTGAGCACGGAAATGAAAGAAAGGCCGAAGGCTTGATACAAATTGGTGACGAACTGATAGCGCGGCATGTCCTCTTCGGATTGGCCGTTGTGCGCGCCGACTTCGGTGGGCAAATGCCATTGCTGATCGCCGGGATTCCACCAGGCGTATTGCATTCCTTGCCAGAATAATCGCGCTTGGCGGATGCGCCGGATCTCGTAGCGGCGCGCGGTCAGTCCTTCTTCGCGATACTGAGTCACCAGTCCGCGCAGCGCGTTCACGATACGCGGCGCGAGTTCTTCCAGACGCTCGTTGTTCGGGCCGAGTTCCGCGGGCGATGGCAGAGCGATCGCTGGCGCATTTGCGCCGGGAGACGGCGCGTTCTCGCTCGGCGGCACGGGGCCGGGATTGCTGCCATCGCGCTCGACAATTTCTCCCGGCGCATTCGTTGCCGCGGCGGGCTGGCTCGCCTCATTCATCGTTGCGGATGAGGCGGAGCCAGTGAGGGCAGCCCACGCATTTTCGAGATTGATCGCAGTCGACATTTATTTTTCCTTGCGCGGAATCGTGCGGGCGCGGTGGTGCAGTGCGGAGCGGCCTTGCGTGCAGCGAGTCAAAAAGAGCGTACTGCTTTTTCGACGATCTTCGTGGCCTTGAAATGATTCGCGACGTTTGCGATCAGGGCGTCGTTGCGCGTCGTGACAGCCCAAAAGCTGGTGTCGACAGCTTGCACGACGATTTCAAACGCCGGATTGTTCAGGTCGAGCGGCTCGGCGGGCGGCTCGCTGCCGGGCTTGATCGCGATGAGTTCAATGAAGCCTGTTTGCCTGACGTTGCGCGCGAATTCTTTTAGTGTCTCCCATTCGATCTTTTCGATGCACGGCTGGAAGTCGTGGGCGCGCCACAGCGCGGGGATCCACGCGGGCAAATCACTCATCAATCCCTGGCCGACGAAGGACTCGATGCTACAGTGCGCCAAATACCACTCGAGGCCCGACGAAAATGGCCCGATGAGCGGAAGGAGGTCGATCAAATCGAACGCCAGAATGCGACGCTCGTCGAGGTCAGAGATTTCGATCGTCGGCATCCGGCCATTTTGACGCGGAAGATTCAGCGTGTCGAGTCGATGCCCTCGCGCGGAATCGCCGAGTTGTGCTAGGCACTGGGTTTCGTGTGCGCCTCGCGCATGGCGGCTTGGCGCGTGGCTTCGCGTTCGCGCATCATCGCGATTTGCGGCCAGGAGCGGCGCCGCACGACCGGATCCGATGGCTTGTGCGCGGCGTCAGCGGTGTCGCCGATGGCAAGCGGCGGGAATCCCGCGGTGCCCAGCAGCGAATTCGTCAGCGCGTGATTTTCGGCGCGAAGGCGCGCGACTTCGTCTTCGAGCATGCGCACGTAGCGCCCGCGCCATGCGCGCGCGATCGCGCGCCACAATTCGGTCAGGTGTGACATACGTTCCTCGTCTCCGTCATCACCAGCGTCGCGGAAGCGGCGCGGCGGAGCGGCCGGCGCGCGCTTCGTCGCCGAATTTGCGCAGCCAGATTGCGCGCGACGTGGGATCTCGCGCGGGGATGCGCGCGGCGAGCGCGAGCTCGGCCGGCATGCGCGCGGGATCCATGCGCGATTTCAAACCGTAGCGCGCGGAATCGGCCGGATCGTCGCCATCGACTTTGCGCACGTCTTCAACGTTCACGGGATCGCGCGTGAGCGTGGGCAAGCATTCGAGCAGTTGCTCGCAGGCGCTGGAAATTTGCCACTGGCCGGTTTCCATCATTTGATACATGAGCATCCAGCCGCCCACGCGGTCGTTATCGGCGGGCGCGGGGCGCGGCAATCCGGCCGCGCCCAACGCATCGCCCAATTGTTCGGCGATCGAAGCGTCGGCGGTGCGTTCGGCGAAGGCGTCGGGCGAAAGAAAGATTTCCGAGATGCGCTCGGGCTCGCCCAAGCGATTCACGCTGCGTTCGGCAATGGCCGCGCCCAACATGCGCGGCGACAAATGATTTTGCACCAGCTCGCGATAGGTCAGCGTGGTGCCATCGGGACGCGCGGCGTGCCAATAGACCGCGCTCGGATGCTCGAAGCCCCAATCGACTGAAATCCAGCGCGGCCACCAATTTTCAAACGCGATGCTTTGCGACGGCAGCACGTGTCGCGCGCGATCGAAGGCGTCGAAATATTGGCCGGCGAAAACATCCCAATCGCCGTCGAGAAACGCCTGGCGCAACGCGCGCGGCAGGGCGCGCAAAGTTTTCAGATACGATTCGTCGTTCGCGTAAATCGGATTGTCGCGCACGGTGGCGCGAATGAAAGCGTAATCGTTCGGATCGTATTCGCCGGCCTGCTCCATGCCGGGCGCGGGCCGCTTTTCGACCCACAGCGCTTTCACCCAAGCGTGTCCCGTGTTGCCGGGGTTGGTGGCGCCGGCCATGTTGGGTATGGCCTTGCTCACCGGGCAGCGATTTCGCGACGTCAGAAATTGCCACTGACGCAGCGTGAAATGCGTGAGCTCGTCGATGCCGATGAAAACGAATTCTGCGCCCTGATACTGATAGACGTCGTTTTCGCTGGCCGAATATCCGAAGCGCGTGGTCGAACCGTTCTTCCAGGTGACGAT